CTAAGGCGATAAGGGAACAACATGCTCACGCTTGGCCTTCATCCGTTCGGCTGGAATCGTCCAGAGCTTTGCATTGAGATCGATCTCTGCCCACCGAATGCCGGAGGCTTCAGAAGGGCGCACAAGGGTCAGAAGTTGCCACTCAATAAGACAGCGCGTCGAAACAGACAGATTAGACATAATCAAAGAACGCATCAGCTTAGGCAATTCTTCTGGCCGCAGCGTCGGCATATTATATTTTTTGGGCTTCTCAAAGGCCATCCCAACACCTGATGCTGGATTAGCATCAATGAGGCCAGTGTTTACGGCATAGATCATTATCTCGTTAATGCGCTGCACCAACCGGCGCACAGTCTCAAGTGCTCCACGTGCTTTTATTGGCTCAAGAGCTTCAACCAGTGTCCTGGCTTTGATTTGCTGAACGGGGATCTCACCAATGGCAAGGAATACATCTTTCTCCAGTGAGTGCCAAATGTCTTTTGCATAATCAGAGGTAACGCTTTTGCTTTTGAGCTTGAACCAGTTAGCGGCGACCGTCGAGAAAATACTGTCCGGTATGGCGCGCTTTGCTGCTATTCCTCTGCAACTTCGGCCTGAATTTGCGGGGCGATTCCGTTGGCTAATAAGGCAAGGTAATCAGCTCTTAACCCTCGTGCGTTAGCACGCGAAGAGGAGGGAAGGCACCGAGTCCCATTGTTGTCTGCTCCTTTGTTGCCGGACGTTGATAATGGAAGCACCAGATTTTTTTACCAGATGTTTTAACGAGTAAGAACAGGCCACCCCCAGCATGTGAAGTGAAGCCTTTATCGTGGGGTTTAACTTTAAGGCTTTTGCTGTTAGTGAGATGTGAGCTATGCCCGTTGCTGTCCAAAATTGATACATGCTTAATAGCGCGTGTACCTAAACGTATACCCATTTTTCTTTAAATTTAGTCGAGTACATGCAGCTAACAATAAACACAAAAAAGCCCGCAGGGCTTGCGCCATGCGGGCTGTCAGGACTTCATCGGATGACTCTGGTAATCAACGATGGAGAATTTTGGTGGAGCTGGCGGGAGTTGAACCCGTGTCCGAATTTTTTTAAGTCATTAATAACTATTAATTAAATTTCTATCAAAATACTCGCGGCTCCTTTACGGCTCCTTTCGTGTCCCGCCGCTGGCAAGTAGAGGTCTTCGCTCAGTGTTTCCGTCGTACTCTTTCAAATAAGATCCGTAGTGCCTGAAGAGCATCTCCGGTCCCTTGTGGCCCATCTGCCCGGCAAGCCAGAAAAGGTTGGCGCCCTGGCTGATGTGGCGTGTCGCAAATGTATGCCGGGTCTGGTATGGGTTGCGGTACCTGATCCCCGCTTTACGCAAAGTTGGGACCCAGGCCTTTTTGCGGATCGCATCTGCGCTGGCCCACGGCTTATTCGTTTTCGGATCCTCAAAAATAGTCGCATCTTTCATGAAGGTGAAAGTTTTCTGATTAGCTAACACTGCCATCGCCACATCGTTAAGTTCTACTTTGCGTGTGCCTGCCTTTGTTTTCGTCCCCTTAATAACGCCAACTACACTCGCGTTCTGAACATGCGCAGTTTTCCCAATGAAGTCGATATCGCGCCAGCGCAGCGCGCATAATTCTGAACTGCGTAAACCTGTCTGGATAGCGAACATAAACAGGTTTTCCCACTGCTTATTACCGGCAGAGGATAGGAGGGCATCTATTTCTGCTGGTGAAAGCGGATCGACAATATAGTCGCTGTCAGCAGTCGATTTATCGCTTTGATACCGCGATGCAGTTACCAGTGATACCGGGTTGAGTTGGAGCACGCCATCTGTTACAGCCTCATCAAGCGCTGAGCGCAGGAAAGAAAGTTGATTACGAATTGTTTTTAGCGTGGTGGTGCGGCTTTGGATCCATGCTTTCATTGCTGCCGGCGTAAGCTCGCTTGCAGGCAATGAATGAAGGGCTGTCAGCGCGCTACGGCATTTTTTATAACCGCCGATAGTTGAAGGTGATAATTTTCGTGTTTCACAAATGACAATATACTCGTCCAGGTACATCTTGACGGTTTTACCAGCAGCTGCATTTCCGAATATCTTCAGGCGCGCTGATCGCGGGAAGTATTCAGCGTAAACGAACGTCCCGCGCTCAATTTTATTATAAATTTCGCCGAGGGTTCGCTCGGCGTATTTAAGGTTCTTACTGTTCACCTCAAGATTAGAGAGCGGCTCACGGCACTTAACTCCTCTATAGGTGAAAGTAATATTAATTGTCTCTCCCTGGCTATGCTTTCTTACGGTCACGCCGCGCGGGAGCTTTGGCAGCTCTGTCTTGCCCATTTAGCAACCTCATTTAGATCAATCCATCTTTCCTTGACGCCTTCCACCTTCAGCACCTGCACGCCTTCACGCCAAACGCCTCGTTGTACACGTTTGGTTATGGCATCAGGCGTCTCGCCAGTTTCTTTGCAATAAGTTGAGATGGGAACACAATCGAGGTTCAGCATAATTCCTCCACTAGTACCGGCTGCACCCGGCTATTTCTGGTCAAAAACGCATACATCGCATCTCGTTACTGACATCCATATCCCGGTAGCCTTACTTGCCGCCGCGCTGTCCTTTGGTTGTAGCTACCCTGCTCATGTGAAATGGGGTAAGTCTGTTTAAACAGGTTTTATTCACTCCCGTGAAAGGGGGCGGCCATCTGCACTGGCCGCTGGGTAGTTTCTCCTCATCACTTAAAACCAGCAACGCTACAGCGTTTGGTTGAAAGATGAGTATGAAGATACAAGAAAGTTTGTTTGTTGTGAACAAACAATATTGTTAAAAAGGGAATGCAAAACAAAAATCCTTGTGGGGAAAGGATTTTTTTGTTGGTTCATTTGGGATTGGGGTTATGGCTTGGTTTGACAACTTCCTACTACGTCACCTACAAACGACTTAGTGGAACTGCCAAAGACAGAGTTGATGACCTTTGAGTAAAGAACCTTTTTATTCTCTGCTATAGACCATGTTTCAACCGTGGTTGTGTTCTGATCATGATATAGGCCAGTAGCGGTTGTAGCAGATATCGGAACGTAGAACATTCCAGATCCAGAAACACTTTTGCCCACGTTAAGCAGAGTGGCTTTTTCGCCCTCAATAGCTAACTGAAAAACACCGTTACTTATACGGTCCGTACCATATTCATATTTATTTATATCCATCGCGCCATAGCCTTGGAGGTTACTAACCACCCAGCACTGTGCCATGGTTACGTTTGATACAACGGCTAACCCAAATGCCATTACTGTCCGCTTCATGTTGCCCCTTATACGAATTTCACTCTTGCCTCAACAACTACGCCGATTATCTTGCAGTTACCATTGATAGGCACCATTGGCCATGCAGGATTTAACCCTTTGAGATATTTATTACCACCGTCTATAACAAGCTTCTTGAATGTAGCTTCGTTTGCATCAACCAGTTTCGCAACTACTAAGCTACCATTCTTGGGCTCGCGTCCTGTATCTACAAGAACGATATGGCCTTCCGGAACACTCTGACCAACCGGTGATGTCATTGAGTCGCCTTCTACACGCAGCCAGAAACCGTCCCCTAACATATGAATGTCAGTGTCATACCATTCTTCTATTTCTTTTAAATTATAGGGTTCACAAGCTTCTGACCAAGTGCCGGCACTAACAAGACTAATCAATGGGTATTTTCCTTTCGGCTCATTTGGTCCCACATATTTCACATTACCTTCAGCTACTCCGTTTATCAGCCAGTCGACAGAAACGCCGAGCTCATTCGCTAATTCTGGCAAATAACGGGGTCTCTTCGTCTTGCCGTTTTCGAGTTGCTCTATAGCCTGCTGGGAAGTACCGACCCTTTCAGCAAGCTCAGTCTGCGTAAGGCCCAGAGCCTCTCGCTTTGTTTTTACCCTCACAGCAATGCTCATTATTCACCTCATTAAAGTCCTCCAAATCTTCACAAGAAAACCTGTATTTGACAAACAAGATACTTTGTTTAATATACAAGGAAGTTTGTATTGGAGGCGGTATGAAAACTTTGTCTGAGCGCCTTAAGAAAAAACGCCTGGAAAGAAACATGACCCAGACTGAGCTAGCCAGTAAGGCAGGTGTAAAGCAACAGTCTATCCAGCTTATCGAAGCGGGAGTCACGCAAAGACCGCGTTTTTTATTTGAGATAGCGCAAGCCCTTGATTGTGATCCGCTCTGGTTACAGTACGGAAGAAAAGGTGGAGATGCTGCCTAAGCATTTCTTTTTTCAATCTTAAGTGAATGAAACCAGCTGATTTAGCAGCTCTTCTTTGCGTTCATTTGTGAAACAGCATCCATAACCTGCAAAACCATAGCAGCAGGTAATTGGGGGCGAAACTACCAAAGGAAAAACAAGATGGTAGACAGCATAAAAGCAGCAATTAGCGCGATGTGTAAGGCGCATCCCGCCGGTCGTCTCGGGATGGCTGCCGATCTCGGCATGAGCATCGACACCTTTCATAACCACATGTACCAGAAATGCGGCAGCCGCTTCTTCACGCTGGCCGAACTGGAGCGCATGGAGGATCTGTCCGGCATTTCGATGCTGGCGGAATACACCGCGGCGCGCGTCGGCAAATTGCTGGTGGATGTACCGAAGCCGGAAAGCATGGACAACGTGGACCTGTTCGCGATCGACATGAAGACCAGCGCGGCGAAAGGCCAGCTGGCGCAGGCGCAGATTGAAGCGGCTGAGGATGGGGTAATTGACCGTCATGAACGCAAAAAGCTCTCAGAGCTGTTTCGCAAGACCATTCGCCACCAGTTCCACGGATTCATGGGATTTATGGCGCTGTATGGGGTTTCAGACCAGGCAGTAGAAGTATTTATGAGCACCAGAAAAGGTGACGCCCCGAGTGTGCAGCTCGAGGCGTCGGGCGCGTCTTTTCAATAGTGGAGAAACTACGCATGAACAGTTTAACAACACGTTACCGCAGGTCGCAACTTATTGCGCTGCCGGTACCGGGCGGAGCCGGTCCGGTGCAGTACCGGTATGCAGTGAGATTATCAGGCCACTGTGTGCCCGTCAGCTACCAGCTCGCTCAGCAGATGGTAGGGGAGTTTAATCGCCAGGCGGAGGCTTTCGCGTGCAGGAACTCAACAGACGATACCGCGACTGGCGGGGAACTGAAGTCCACGTCACGGGTTACGACCCAGAAAAACGGCAGGTTATCTTCCGGCGCGCTGGTTACCCGCACGACTGCATGCAGCCTGTTGAGCGGTTCCGCGAGAAGTTCAAAAGGGTGGATGCATGAGCGTTAAGTTATCAGCCTACGTCTGGGATGGCTGCGCGAGTGCCGGAATCAAAGGCACGAAGCTGCTGATCCTGGCGCGCCTGGCTGATTTTTCCAGCGATGAAGGTATCAGCTGGCCCAGCGTCGACACCATCGCGCGCCAGATTGGCGCCGGTCGCAGCACCGTTATTACCGCAGTTGGTGAGCTTGAGCGTGACGGATGGCTGACCCGTAAAGAACGCCGTCAGGGCCAGCGCAGCGGTACCAACATCTACACGCTGAACGTGCCGCGCCTGCGCCAGGCGGCTGCCGGTGCTTATTCTCAGGGTCCAGTTTCTGAACATTCAGAATCTGGACGTTCAGAATCCGAAGGTTCAGAAGCTGGACGTCCAGAATCTGAACGTCCGGAAAACCGCAAAAACGGCGCTTCTCAGGGTCCAGAATCTGGACACGATCCGTCAGTAACTTCAAAACAAGAACCATCAGATAAAAAACCTTCTTGTCAGGTTGCCGGGCAACCCGACGCTGAGCAGCTGATCACCGATAAAGCGATTGCTGTGCTGAAGCATCTGAATCTGGTCACCGGCGCGCGTTACCAGAACTCGAAATCCTCACTGGAGAACATCCGGGCCCGGCTGCGCGAAGGACATTCGGTGGACGACCTGCAGCTCGTTGTCGACTACAAGCACGAGCACTGGCACGACACCGAAATGTACGACTACATGCGCCCGCAGACGCTGTTCGTCACGAGCAAGCTTGAAGGCTACCTGCTGAGCGCCACTCGCTGGAAAGAGCGTGGACGCCCGTCCCGCCAGCAGTGGAAGCAGCGCAGTGTGCAGCGTGACAACAGCGCATTTAAAGCCAGCTATGCCGGTGTTGATTACAGCCAGGTTCCGGAGGGGTTCAGATCATGAAAAACGAGAAGCTGAAACACGAGGTTTTTGAAGAGCTGGCCTGCCAGCTGGAAAGACAGAATCTGTGGCGCCGCGCCGCGCATGTTTACCTGGCTGCGTTCGATGCTTCGAAGAGTAACCGGGACCGCGAACGGCTGGCGAAGAAGCGAACCCAGTGCCTGAAGATGAGTAACCGCGTTGGTTACGTGGAAGGCCGTTGCTATCTGGCCGGTAACTATGTGGGGGAACTGTGATGCACGCGTTGAATACTTATAACCAGGCGCTGGCGGCGCTGCGCAGCAAACCGGCTCACGAACTTAAGGAAGTCGGCGATCAGTGGCGCACGCCGGACAATATTTTCTGGGGCATCAACGCCATGTTCGGCCCGCTCGTACTGGACCTGTTCTCTGATGGCGAGAACGCCAAATGTGAGGCTTATTACACCGCGGAAGATAACGCGCTGACGCAGGACTGGTCCGCGCGTCTGGCCGAGCTCAACGGCGCCGCGTTCGGCAACCCGCCGTACAGTCGCGCGTCCAGGCACGACGGGGAGTACATCACCGGCATGCGTTACATCATGCAGCACGCCAGCGAGATGCGGGAAAAAGGCGGGCGCTACGTATTCCTGATTAAAGCGGCCACCAGCGAGGTCTGGTGGCCGGAAGACGCGGATCACGTCGCCTTTATCCGTGGTCGTATCGGTTTCGATCTTCCGTCCTGGTTCGTCCCTAAAGACGAAAAGCAGATCCCGTCCGGCGCGTTTTTTGCCGGTGCCATTGTGGTATTCGATAAGACCTGGCGCGGCCCGGCAATGAGTTACATCAGCCGCAACGAGCTGGAAGCGCGCGGCGATGCATTTATTGCACAAATACGCCGTCAGGCTGAACGTCTGCTGATGAGTAACCGCCTGGAACCCGATGAGGATGAAACAGATCTGCATTCAGAAACTGAGCCGCAACTGCAGGCTGCTGAAACAGAGTTGCCACTGACAGCAGCCGACATCCTGGAACGAAGCGGCGTTGAGGCATGGGCCTGTGCATGCGCGGCGTTCGGCAGCAAAGAGGCGTATGCCTTCCATGAATCCCGCTTTGCTCACAGCTGGGCTGCCGATTCTGTGGAAAGCCCGATGCTGGTGACGGTGACCGCAGATGTCATTTCGCGCGCGCAGTCGCTGATTAAAGAGCATCACAACGGCGTGAAGCTGCGTGCTTTTATGGCCCTCCATGATTTTGTCTTTCAGGACGATGCGGAGCGGAAAGACATGCACGAACGGCTTGCGACGGTCGCTCGCGAAGCTGAAGAGCAGCATGGCCTGGCGATGGATGAGGTTCTGCTGGTTGTCGGCGCAATTGACACCACGCACTGGCGGAACATTCGGCAGCTTAGAGCCTCCGTTCGCGAAATGGCTGGCGCGCGGGAGAAAGCGGCATGAATTCTGCCTCTGCTTTAACTGTCCGCCAGCAGGAGGTGCTGGATATGCTCGCGGATTTCCAGAGACGAAACGGTTACCCGCCGACACAAAAAGAAGTGGCCCACTTTATGGGGGCCGCTTCACCCAACGCTGCGACCGATATGCTGCGTAAGCTGGAGAAGAAAGGCGCCATATCGTTATCAAAAGGTGTCGCCCGCGGCATCACCATCAACGGCATCGCCAAAGAAGATGAGGCGGTTTCTCTGCTGCGTGCGATGGTAGAAGGTGAGGCCAAATCGCGCGATCGCGCGGTGGCGTTCCTGAAAGCGCGGGGTGCCATTGCATGAAGCTGACCCTGCCTTTTCCCCCCAGCGTTAACAGCTACTGGCGCGCCCCGACTAAGGGGCCGCTAAAAGGCCGTCATCTCGTCAGCGCCGACGGGCGCAAATATCAGAGCAATGCCGCAGCGGCCGTTGTTGAGCAACTGCGGCGCATACCTAAGCCTGTCACTAGCCTGCTGGCGGTGGAGGTGGTGCTTTACCCGCCTGACCGGAAACGCCGCGATCTGGATAACTATCTGAAGGCACTTTTCGATGCGCTGACGCTGGCCCATGTCTGGGAGGACGACAGCCAGGTGAAAAAGATGCTGGTGGAATGGGGCCCGGTAACCAGCAAAGGGAAGGTGGAAATAACGATCAGTAACTTTGTGGCGGGTGCAGCCGCCTGACAGATGGAGAAACCTATGAACCAGACACACCCGATTTCATTTTGCCCCAGGCATCATGCGGCGCTGGCAGGTCAGGAGCTTTTTATGTCCAGCCGGGAAATAGCCTCGCTTGTAGGTTCACGTCATACCGACGTATGCACCGCCATTGAGCGGTTAATAAAGAAGAGCGTAATTGATGGGTATACGGCATTGCCGTACACCCACCCGCAGAACAGGCAGGAATACCACCACTACCTGGTTAACAAGCGTGACAGCTATGTCATTGTGGCGCAGTTATGTCCGGAGTTTACCGCGCGCCTGGTTGATCGCTGGCAGGAACTGGAAAGCAGCCAGCAGCCGGGCGTGCCGCGGTCGCTGCCGGAGGCACTGCGCCTTGCTGCGGATCTGGCCGAACAAAAGGAAAGGCTGGCACAGGAACTCGCCGCCGCGGCGCCAAAGGTGGAGTTTGTGGATCGCTACTGCTCGGCCAGCGGTTCGCTCTCATTCCGTCAGGTGGCAAAGCTGTTAAAAGCCAAAGAGACGGATTTTCGCCTGTTCCTGATCGACAACGAGATTATGTACCGCCTCGGCGGGGTGCTGACGCCGCGCCACCAGCATATTGATGCCGGACGGTTCGAGGTGAAAACGGGCACATCCGCGACATCCAACCACGCGTTCAGCCAGGCGCGTTTCACAGCGAAGGGTGTTAAGTGGATAGGTGGGCTGTGGGCCGAGCATGTGGCGAAGGGGAGCGCAGCGTGAGAGCTCTGTTAACACCGGAAATAGCGCGCGGAATGGGTATCGTGCTGCTGCGCCCCGGCGCTGAACTGATGCCCATATTTGCTAACGGGCGCGTGCTGGTGGAGGTTCAGCCAGAAAGCATGTCACGGTTCCCGAGCGGCGCGGTGCCGCCGGCGCACCAGCCCCTGGCCGATGACGAAGGACTGCAGGTCTTCTTTACTGATGAGCGGGTGATCCGGGCTGCCGGTGGCATCAATGCTCTGGAGCACTGGCTGATGAAGCAGCAGGGCGGCTGCCAGTGGCCGCACAGTGAATACCATCACCATGAGCTGACCACGATGCGGCATGAGCCCGGCGCGCTGCGTCTGTGCTGGCACTGTGATAATCAGCTGGCCGAACATTTTACTGAGCGTCTGTCAGCAATTGCCCGTTCCAATGTGATAGCCTGGATAATCAGCGTCGCGCGCGGTGCCCTTGCCTTTGACGATGCCCACGAGCTGACTCTGCCGGAGTTGTGCTGGTGGGCTGTCAGGATGGATATCACTGATGCGCTGCCGGACAGTGTGGCGCGCCGCGCGCTGCGCCTTCCGCCTTCCGCCTTTGCCAGTGCAGGGCGTGTCGCGTGAAAGCGATATTGTGCCGGGGCCATCGGCGGCTGAAATGGTGCAGACGAAAGCGCAGCGTGCTTGCGCCGTGAAGACGCGGATGAACTGCGACAAGCCGCAGGAGCAACAGACACAGGTGGTTGCGCTGATGATTGACCCTGAGTCGCCGGAAAGTTACATGCTCCGGCCAAAGCGCCGCCGCTGGGAAAACGAGAAATATACCCGCTGGGTTAAGCAGCAGCCTTGCGCATGCTGCAACCAGCGGGCAGACGATCCCCATCACCTGATCGGCCACGGGCAGGGCGGGATGGGTACCAAAGCCCATGACCTTTTCGTATTGCCTTTGTGCAGAAGGCATCACGACGAGCTCCATCGGGACACCGTGGCATTCGAAGAAAAATATGGCTCACAGCTGGAGCTTATTTTTCGTTTTTTAGACCGCGCGCTCGCGATCGGCGTGCTGTCATAAGTGGAGTGGAGACCACACATGAACCTCGAAGCCTTACCTAAGTTCTATTCCCCGAAATCACCGAAACTCGATGATGAGACACCTGCCACCGGCAGCGCCGCGCTGACCATCTCGGATGTAATGGCTGCACAGGGTCTCGTCCAGTCTAAGGCGGCGCTGGGGTTCAACCTCTTCCTCGCCAAAATGGGCATTCAGGATCCGCAGCCCGCTATTGATGGCCTGGTTAAATATGCGCTCGCGCTAAATAACGGCGTAATGAAAAAACTTGGTGAGCGCGCACGCGCGGAAATGGCCCTTTGTCTGGCTCAGTTCGCCTACAGCGACTATGCGCGCTCGGCAGCCAGCAACTGCGAATGCCATCACTGTGAAGGAAAAGGGGTTAAGCGCGTGCGTCGGGAGGTGGTGAAGCATCCTGGCGTGAAAGGCGTGGATGCGACAATTCGCGTAGAGGAAGTGGAAGAACTCTGTAAGCACTGCGGTGGGAAGGGAGTTATCAGTACGGCCTGCCGGGACTGCTCGGGACGGGGAATGGCGCTTGACCGTAAGCGTACCGAGTTACACGGCGTGCCGGTGCAAAAGCTGTGTGAACGATGTGGTGGTAAAGGGTTTGCACGTCTTCCCACCACTCTGGCGCGCCGTCAGGTGCAGGTTCTGGTGCCTGATATGACCGATTACCAGTGGTACAGCGGGTTTGCTGACGTTATTAATCTGCTGGTGACGAAATGCTGGCAGGAAGAAGCATTCGCGGAAAAAATGCTGCGCGATGTCACACGTTAGAATCCTGATTAAACATTTTGGCGACACGATGCTTGCTAAATTCAAAAAAATTGGGTAGGATTTCTCTAACGATGGGCGTTGTGTATCCACCGTTCCGAATCCGCTTATCGTAGCGGGTTTTTTATATGACCTGTCTGTTCCTTTAACTGGTAATAAATTTCCAAAGTGTCATGGCAAACCTGTACGCAGGTACCTACGCTGTAAAGGTACTCGTGAGATAAGGATGCCTATGCTGTGGATTGAACAAGGTCTTTATATCAGGATTCAGGAACTCGATAACGGACCCACACCAATGCCGTTAAAGAGCGGGTTTAATATGGAAACGGCTTATCGGGTGCTGGGTTGTTTTAACCCATCTGAAACGTCAGATGCATATTACATACTGGCTAATGATCGGGATGAAACATGGTTTATATGTAATCGACATGTTCGCGTTGTATGTGTGGATAATAAACGGAAAGAATTCCGTTACCCGATCTCTGTCCTGAACCTTCACTGAAAAAATAAAGCAAAACTCAAACTGGCTGCCTGCGGGCGGCCTTTTTCATTTCCCCTCGCTCAGAGAGGATGCACAGCAATAGAGGGGGATACATGTCCGATCCGGTTTCGGGAACTGTCGCAGCAGGTGCTGCGCTTACAGGTGCAAGTATCTATGGACTGCTGACCGGCACAGATTATGGCGTAATTTTTGGCGCGTTTGCCGGCGCGGTCTTTTATGTTGCCACCGCGGCAGACCTGACCCTGATCCGGCGCGCCGCCTATTTTGTTGTTTCGTACATCGCTGGCGTTTACGGTGCGGGGCTGGTGGGCTCCAAGCTTGCCAGCTGGACGGAATACAGCGACAAGCCGCTTGATGCACTGGGGGCCGTTATCCTCTCTGCGCTGACGATTAAAATCCTGACGTTCGCCAGCCAGCAAGACCCTGCGCAGTGGTTCCAGCGGTGGAGAGGGGGAGCCAATGGTAATAAGTGATCCGCTGGTACTGACCAACGTGGCGACGTGCTCGGCCATTGTTTTGAGGCTGATGCTGTTCCGCAAGCCCGGTGCCCGTCACCGCTGGTGGGCATCGTGGCTGGCATACCTGATTATTCTGGCGTATGCCTCTGTGCCGTTCCGCTACGCCTTCGACTTTTACGTCCACACACACTGGGCGTCGGTCATCATCAACTTAATCATCTGCGCCGCCGTGTTCCGTGCCCGGGGCAACGTGGCGCGCCTGTTTCAGGTACTGAGGCCCGAATGAACCAACAACAATTTCAGCAGGCGGCTGGTTTAAGCGCCAGCTTGGCTGCGCGCTGGTTCCCGCACATTGATGCGGCGATGCGTGATTACGGCATCACTGCGCCGGTCGACCAGGCAATGTTCATCGCGCAGGTCGGCCATGAAAGCACCGGCTTTACCAGGCTGGAAGAGAGCTTCAACTACAGCATCGCAGCGCTTAATGATTTTGTCCGGGCTGGCCGGTTAACTCAGGATCAGGCCAACACGCTGGGCCGCCGCACGTATGAAAAGGTGCTGCCCCTTGAACGCCAGCGCGCGATCGCCAATCTGGTTTACAGCAAGCGCCTCGGTAATAACGCCCCGGGTGATGGCTGGAAATATCGCGGACGCGGGCTCATCCAGATCACCGGGCTCGAGAATTACCGCGATTGCGGCGCCGCGCTGAAACTCGACCTTGTGAGCTCGCCGGAACTGCTTTCCGAAGACACCAGCGCAGCGCGATCTGCAGCATGGTTCTATACCAGCAAAGGCTGTCTGAAATATCCGGGCAATTTGCTGCGCGTCACGCAGATCATTAACGGTGGGCAGAACGGTCTGGAAGACAGACAGGCCCGCTATGCGGCAGCGCGCCGGGTGCTCTGATGGCTGCGCTATGGGGCTTTGTCCGGGCATGGTGGAAGCCGCTACTCTTCCTGGCCGCTGTGGGATTTGCGCTTTATTACCGGGCCTCGCTCACAAAAGCTGAGGCATCTTTAACCGAAGTTAATCGTGAATTAAAACTGGCTAAAGATGACATTGAGGATATGCAGCGCCGTCAGCGGGATGTGGCTACTCTAGATGCCAAATACACGAAGGACTTAGCGGATGCTCAGAAAAATATTGCTCAGCTTGAGCGCGATGTGGCTGCTGGCCGTAAGCGGCTGCAGCTCAACGCCACCTGTTCCGCGCAGGGAGCGCCCGGCACCACCCGCGTGGATGATGGAGCCAGCCCCCGACTTACTGACGCCGCTGAACGGGATTATTTCACCCTCAGGGAGCGGATCGAGACCGTGACCAGGCAGTTGAGCGGATTGCAGGCTTATGTTCGGGAGCAGTGCTTAAGATAAAAAAAAGCCCCATGGCTGGGGCTACAACAGGAGATCCTGCTTTTTGGTTATTCGACTAATTGCAAAAGCAGTTTTGGCCTTGTTTCCCTGATGTTGCACTGATTTCATGTTTTGCGAGGATGAGATTTATAGCACTCACACATGAAGGTTCAGCAATGCTTATACGTAGGAGCCACTCTACTAACAAGCTGGTAATAAGTGTTGTCTATATATTTCATATAACAAGCGACAGTTAGTGTTCTAAGAGTTATCTGAACAAACCTGTACGTTAAATTGATACTAATACGTATATATCCTTTTGAGATGCTGGGGTGTGAATTCAATTAAATTTTATTATCAATATGAAACAAAACCGGAGAGGCCGAAAACTGTTGCTCAGATTGATAAGCTGCGCAATCACCTCGGCATACCAGCACTGATTAACGTTGAACAGCTTCTGAATAAATAAAAACCTTTAACTTTAGCAGTCATGAACATGAAGCCACCCGTTTTGCTGGTGGCTTTTTTATTGGAGCTACCACTATGCCATCCGCTATCCCTCGAGCTTGCCGCAAGCGCGGATGTCCCGGCACTACTACAGACCGTTCGGGTTACTGCGAGGCTCACCGTAATGAAGGCTGGCAGCAGCACCAGCGAGGGCTGAGCCGCCACCAGCGCGGCTACGGCAGTAAGTGGGATATCATCCGCGCCCGCATCCTTAAACGTGACAGGCACATCTGCCAGGAGTGTCTGCGCAACGGCAGGCCAGTCCCTGCCACTACCGTTGATCACATCAAACCCAAAGCACACGGCGGCACCGATGAAGATAGCAATCTGGTTGCGATCTGCTTCAAGTGCCATAAAGCCAAAACCGCACGGGATCGCTTAAACCGAAACTGACCCTTACAGGTGAAAGCATGACTGATTCATTAATTGATTCAGGGCGCACGCACGTCGGCGCTAAGGCATTGCGACCTGCTTGTTCCGTTGAGGGGTGTGGATTGCCAACAAGGGCCAACAACACACCGTATTGTGAAAAGCATTACATGCGGGTTCGTCGACATGGCTCGACAGAAAAGTTAAGCACACTCAAGCCAGGCAACCTTATTCACTCGGGTGGTTATGTGCTGGTAAATGCTCCCACTCACCCGTTAAGCCGTAACAGTAACCGAGCCTATGAGCATCGCGTCGTCTACCACCAACACCATGGTGACGGCCCTTTCAGCTGCCATTGGTGCGGCACAATGGTTACCTGGGATGATATGCATGTCGATCATCTCGATGACTGCAAAACCAATAACGCTGAGTCAAACCTTGTTGCCAGCTGCGCCTTGTGTAATCAGAAGCGCGGCAGTGAAAAGATGAAGGCCACCCACAGAAATAAGTCGCACAGACGTTACACGGCTCATGGCAAGACAATGTGTCTCAGTGAATGGGCTGAGTACCTTGGCATTTCACGCAACTCGATTGAGTACCGACTGAAAGCAGGCTGGGATATCAACAAAGTGTTTAGCCCACGCATCGGTAACAGCGGCCCTCCAAGTAAGAAGCTCGGCAGATCGGTGCATGACAACATCAAATGAGAATCAGTATCGACAAATGATTTCAAATGCAATCATTTCTGTCGTAATGATATCGATTCTCATCAACAGGGGAGGGCGGGTCGAAAGTTCAGGGCCATGCCTACTAAGGACCGCCGCCTAACCCTTTTTCACACCGCCGCAGGTTAGAAAACTTTTTTATGGGGTCCCCCACTCGATGATTAATAGGAGTTTTCGATTATGTCCGGACCACCGAAAACCCCGACCCATCTGCGTTTGGTGAGGGGTAACCCATCAAAACGCCCGATCAATAAAAACGAGCCACAACCCCCTGCAGGGGTACCCCCAACTCCTAAGCATTTCGACAAACAGGCGAAGTACTGGTTTAAGCGAATGGCCGAAGAGCTGGATGCCGTTGGCGTCATTTCGCAGCTGGACGCCCGCGCGCTCGAATTGCTGGTTGAGGCTTATACCGAGTACCGCCACCACTGCGATACGCTGGAAATCGAGGGCTATACATACCGCACTGAAACGCAGACGGGGGATGTACTGATTAAGGCGCATCCGGCAGCGATGATGAAGGCAGATGCCTGGAAGCGGCTGCGTGCCATGCTGGCAGAATTTGGGATGACGCCAGCCAGCCGGTCGAAGGTCAGCGCCAGAACGCCGGAGGCGGTTGACCCGCTGGCTGAGTTCATGAAAGCGAGGGATTAATGGCTAAGGTTGCCGATGGTATCCGCTACGCCGAGCGCGTCGTGGCGGGGGAGATTATTGCCTGTGAATACGTCCGGCTGGCCTGCCAGCGTTTTCTGGACGATCTGCAAAACGGCGAGGCGCGGGGTATTTTTTTCAGCGAGCCCCGCGCCCAGCACATCCTGAATTTTTATAAGTTCATTCCACATGTGAAAGGCGCTCAGGCCGGGCAGCCGATCGCCCTGATGGACTGGCATGTTTTCATCCTTATCAATATTTACGGTTTCGTTATTCCGCTGGTGGATGAGGAGACCCACAAGGTGGTGCTGCGAAATGATGGCAGCGGCCGCCCGGTAATGGTGCGGCGGTTTCGTACCGCTTACAACGAGGTGGCGCGTAAGAACGCCAAATCCACACTTTCTTCCGGGGTTGGCCTGTATATGACGGGCGCGGATGGCGAGGGTGGGGCCGAGGTCTACTCTGCGGCCACAACCCGCGACCAGGCGCGCATCGTTTTCGAAGATGCCAAAAATATGGTGAAAAAAGCGAAATCGACGCTTGGGCGCCTGTTCGAGTTCAACAAGCTGGCTATCTATCAGGAGCAAAGTGCCTCTAAATTTGAGCCGCTTTCCAGTGACGCAAATAACCTGGACGGCCTGAATATTCACTGCGGCATTGTTGACGAGCTGCACGCTCATAAAACCCGTGACGTATGGGACGTTCTGGAGACGGCGACCGGCGCACGCCTGCAGTCCCTGCTGTTTGGTATTACCACCGCGGGTTTTAACAAAGAAGGCATCTGCTACGAGCTGCGCGATTACGCCATCAAGGTGCTGCGCGGTTTCAACAGTGAAGTGGAGGGGGCGGTCAAAGACGACACCTTCTTCGCCATCATCTACACGCTGGACGACGGCGACGATCCGTTCGACGAAACGGTCTGGCAAAAGGCGAATCCCGGACTGGGGATCTGCAAGCGCTGGGACGATTTACGCCGCCTTGCGAAGAAAGCAAAAGAGCAGGTATCAGCACGCGTTAATTTCTTCACTAAACATATGAATATCTGGGTGACGGCGGAGTCCTCCTGGATGGACATGCTGAAGTGGGAAAAATGCGAATTTATCGCGCCGGCGCATGAGCTGAAAACTTACCCGCTGTGGGTCGGCGTCGACCTGGCGAACAAAATTGATATCTGTGCTGCGGTAAAAGCCTGGCGATCGCCTGATGGTCACGTTCACGCCGACTTTAAATTCTGGCTGCCCGAGGGGCGGCTGGAAAAATGTTCGCGGCAGATGGCCGAGCTCTACCGGAAATGGGCTGAGCTCGACAAACTTATCCTGACGGATGGCGACGTTATCGATCATGCGCAGATCAAAGAAGAGCTGCAGCAGTGGGTCAGCGGGGAAAGTCTAAAAGAAATAGGCTTCGATCCGTGGAGCGCGACGCAGTTCAGTCTGGCGCTTGCTGAAGAGGGTTTACCCCTTGTGGAAGTGCCGCAGACGGTGCGCAATTTCTCCGAGGCCATGAAAGAGGTTGAGGCGCTGGTTTACGGCGGCCGGTTTCACCACAGCAATCACCCCGTGATGAACTGGATGATGTCGAACGTCACGGTGAAGCCGGATCGTAACGACAATATCTTTCCCAACAAATCGACACCTGAGGCCAAGATTGATGGTCCGGCTGCGCTGTTCACCGCGATGAGTCGCCTGCTCGTTAACGGTGGCAATGACCAGCAGGACCTGAGCGGCTTCTTTGATAATCCCATCATGGTAGGTTTCTGATGAAGAAAAATAAGCAGCCAGACAGGGTGAAAAGCGCCCTGCTTAACTGGCTCGGCGTCCCCATCAGCCTGACCAACGGGACGTTCTGGCAGGAATGGTACGGTACGAGCAGCAGCGGGAAGGTGGTCACCGCGGATAAGGCCATCCAGCTGTCAGCGGTCTGGGCCTGCGTCCGGCTGCTGAGCGAGTCAATATCAACGCTACCGCTGAAGATTTACGAGCGGCAGCCTGACGGCTCGCGCAGGCTGGCCCAACAGAATCAGGTTTACCAGGTACTTTGTCGCCGGCCGAATCTGGAGATGACACCATCGCGATTTATGCTGATGCTGGTGGCGAGTATCTGTCTTCGCGGAAACGCCTTCGTGGAGAAGCTGTTTATCGGCAACAAACTGGTCTCGCTGGTGCCGTTGCTTCCCCAGAACATGGTGGTAAAACGCCTCGATACCGGCCGGCTTGAGTACACCTACACCGAGAACGGTACTGCGCGTGTCATTGCGGAAAGAAACCTGATGCACATTCGCGGCTTCGGTCTTGACGGGGTCTGCGGCATGATGCCGCTGAGTTCCGGGCGGGATGTGATCGGTGCCGCAATGGCGGTCGAAGAGTCGGCTGCCAAAATATTTGAGAACGGTCTGCAGAGCTCGGGTTTTCTCTCAGCAGAAATGCCGCTGGATAAAGATCAACGCGAACGGCTGCGCAGCTACATGGCACAGTTCACCAGTTCAAAGAATGCCGGGAAAATAATGGTGCTTGAAGGCGGTCTGAAATATCAGAACGTCACCATGAATCCGGAAGCAGCTCAGATGCTGGAGACGCGCTCTTTTGGCATTGAGGAAATCTGCCGCTGGTTCCGCGTGCCGCCGTTTATGGTCGGGCATACCTCTAAGCAGAGCAGCTGGGCATCAAGCCTGGAGGGAATGAACCTGCAGTTTCTGACCCATACGCTGCGGCCACTGCTGGTCAATATTGAGCAGGAGATTTCCCGCTGCCTGCTGAACGGTGAAGAGGACATTTTTGCCGAGTTTTCTGTTGAGGGGTTGCTGCGTGCCGACAGCGCAGGGCGCGCCGCCTACTATACCAGCGCGCTGCAGAACGGCTGGATGTCACGCAATGATGTGCGCCGGCTGGAAAATCTGCCTCCCATTGAGGGTGGAGATATTTACACTGTGCAGCTAAACCTGACGCCGCTTGAGGACCTCAAAAAGAACAGCCCGGCAGCGCAGGCTGCCGCGCTTCGTCAGCTTCACAGTCACGTTTTCCCCGATATTCCCTTCGAACAGTCCCCGCTGAAGCAGGCGGCATAGGAGCATCCATGACCATTAAAAGCCTTCCGGCGGCGCCGGAGGGGCGACCTTTTGCGCGCGAAAAACCAGACCTGCCTGCTGCGGCGATGGAACGCTGGAACGGTAGCATCCGTGCGGCGCGCGACGCTGATAACAGTATCTCGATTTTTGACGTGATCGGCGCAGATTACTGGGGCGAGGGCGTGACCGCGAGCCGTGTCGCCGGTGCGCTTCGTTCGCTTAATGGCGAAGACGTTACGGTCAACATCAACAGCCCCGGCGGCGACATGTTCGAAGGGCTGGCGATTTACAACCTGCTTCGTGAGTACGACGGCAAAGTCACCGTGAAAGTGCTGGGACTGGCAGCTTCTGCTGCGTCGATTATCGCAATGGCAGGCGATGAAGTGCAGATAGGCCGCGGCGCGTTCCTCATGATCCACAACTGCTGGGTCTATGCGATGGGCAACCGTCACGACCTGGCGCAGATTGCCACTGACATGGCGCCGTTTGATAAAGCCATGAGCGATATTTACCAGGCGCGCAGCGGCCTCGACGCCGCCACCGTCGACAAAATGATGGACGGTGAAACCTATATTGGCGGCAGCGAAGCCGTGGAAAAGGGCTTTGCTGACAGCCTGCTGTCTGCTGATGAAATCGCCGACGATGATGAAAGCCCCGTCGCCGCGCTGCGCAAGCTTGATGCGTTACTGGCGAAAGCAAACACGCCACGGTCTGAACGCCGAAAACTGCTTAAAGCCTTATCGGGCAGCACGCTGGGCGCTGCTGCCACCCCTGACGGTACGCCGAGCGCTGCCACCATCGAAAAAGAAACCATTGACCGTCTGGAAGCCGCCATTAGCGGACTGAAAGCGGCTGCCCAGTAAATACGGAGATGTTATGTCTGAAGTAAACGAGATCCTGAAAAAAGTCAGCGCCAGCATTGAAGAGGCCACCGGCAAATTCAACGCGAAAGCAGAAGAGGCGCTGAAAGAAGCCCAGAAAACCGGCAAGTTGTCGGCAGAAACTAAAGAAACCGTCGACAAAATGGCCTCAGAATTTAACGCCCTGAAAGAGGCGGAAAAGACGCTCAAGGCCGCGCTCGGCGAGCTGGAGCAGCAGGTCGCTCAGATGCCCCTGGCGAATGCAGCAAAAGTGGTCGAAACCGTCGGCCAGACCGTTATCAGCAGCGAAGCACTTAAAGCGTTCGCCGCCAGCGTTGAGGGTGGCAAGCGCGTGAGCGTTCCGGTTAATGCTGCACTGATCTCTACTGACGTGCCAAGTGGTGTGGTAGAGCCGCAACGCCTGCCGGGTATCGACACCGCACCGAGACAGCGTCTGTTCATCCGTGACCTGATCGCCCCCGGCCGCACGGCGGCACCGGCTATCTTCTGGGTGCAGCAGACGGGCTTCACCAATGCGGCAAAAGTGGTCCCGGAAGGTACCGCCAAACCGTACAGCGATATTCAGTTCGCCACCCAGATCACCCCGGTAACCACCATTGCGCACATGTTCAAAGCGTCCAAGCAGATCCTGGACGACTTCGCGCAGCTGCAGTCCACGATTGATGCGGAAATGCGATATGGCCTGAAGTATGTCGAAGAGCAGGAAATCCTGTTTGGCGACGGCACCGGCGCGCATCTGAAAGGCATCGTGCCGCAGGCGTCCGCCTTCAGCGCCGCGTTTGAAGTCGAGAAACAGAACGGAATTGACGTGCTGCGCCTGGCGATGCTTCAGGCACAGCTGGCGCGCTTCCCGGCGTCCGGCCATGTTCTGCACTTCATCGACTGGGCGAAGATTGAACTCACCAAAGACAGTCTGGGCCGCTACATCCTGGCGAACCCGGCTGCGCTGAGCGGGCCGACCCTCTGGGGCCTGCCGGTGGTGGCGACCGAAACGGCAGCGTTCCAGGGTAAGTTCCTGACAGGCGCGTTCAACGCGGCTGCGCAGCTCTTCGACCGCGAAGATGCCAACGTGGTGATCTCCACCGAGAACGCGGATGACTTCGAGAAAAACATGATCTCGATTCGTTGTGAAGAACGCCTGGCGCTGGCGGTGAAACGCCCGGAGGCGTTCATCTACGGTGCGTTTACTGCGACGGCCGCCGGTGGCGGTGCGTAACCCTTATCAGCGGCTCCCGGGCCGCTTTTCTTTTCCCTGAAGGAGAACATCATGAAGCTGATTGCTATCAAGCCCATCTATTTTGAAGGCAATGTACTGACTGAAGGCACTGAGTTCGAGACGCTTGAGCAGCATGGTCGCGAATTGCTTAAAAAAGGTTACGCCGCCGCACCGTCGAAGAAAAATACTGCGGAGCAGCCGGAGCAGCCGGAGCAGCCGGAGCAGCCGGAACAAGCAGAGCAGACAGCAGCAAAAAAGAAGCAGAAATAAGGGGCGCGCATGCTGACCAGAGAGAAGGTTAAGCATCACTGCCGAATTGATGCCGTCAGTAGCGCAGAAGAAGACTGGATTGAAACCAGTATAAAAGCCGCGGCGCGCTACGTTGAGAAGTCGACCCGCCGAAATCTTTACGATGACAATGGTGATCCGCTTTACCTGTCTGACCCTGACGCGCTGCTTTATGGCGAAGATATTGAAATGGCCATGCTAATGCTTATCGGGCATTGGTATGCAAATCGCGAGACGGTCAGTGTCGGCAGCACAACGTCCGCGCTGGATTTCTCCACCGAAGCGCTTCTTCAGCCGTATCGGATTTATGGCGTATAGGGGGCAGCATGGCATGTAATGGTTGCGACGCCCGGAGAGAGTGGCTGAAAAAGTGGATGAAAATCGCATATGAACGAGCAACAGGTAAACCAGCTGCTGACTGCAATGGCAGCCCAGACAGCAGCGATGAACCGACTGGCGGAGTCAAACGAGGCTCTGACGGCGGTGATCTACCAGTCAATGGTAGTGGAAGAGAGTGAAGTTGAACTTCCACAGCACACTTACCTTAGCAGCAAGCCCAGGGGGTGAGTATGCAGGCCGGAAAGCTCAACAAGCGCATCACGCTACAGAAGCCGGTTAAGACGCAGAGCCCGGGCACCGGTGCGGTCGTGAATGGCTGGGCTGATGTGACCGAACTATGGGCCAACGTTACAGACCTCTCCGCGCGCGATTTTGTGGCTGCGAAAGCAGGTCAGAACGAGGTAACGACGCGGATCACCATCCGCTGGCGTGATGACGTCACGGATAAGCACCGCATTCTTTACCGTGGGCGCATTTATGACATTCAGGGCGTGCTGGAGGACGATAAAACCGGGCGAGAATATCTGACGCTGCCATGCTCCCGGGGGGTTAACGATGGCTGATGGCATTGATTTCAGCATAATCGGGATCGATTCGCTGCTAGGTAAACTGGACAGCATCAGTGATGACCTGCGGCGGCGCGGCGGGCGGGCGGCGCTCCGGCGCGCCGGCAACGTGATTGTCGATAAGGCAAAAGAGAAAGCCAGCCGCATTGACGACCCCGAAACCGGGCGTAGCATCGCCGCGAACGTGGCGATGCGCTGGAACGGCAGGCTTTTCAAAACAACCGGCAATCTGGGCTTTCGCATTGGGGTTCTGCACGGCGCCGTGCTGAAAAATCATCCTGACCTCAGCGAGAACGCGCCGACCCCACACTGGCGCCTGATTGAGTTCGGTACTGAGAAAATGCGCGCTCAGCCTTTCATGCGCCCGGCGGCGGAAAGCAGCGTTGGCGAGGTGGTTAACGTGTTCGCCACCGAATACGAAAAGTCTATAGACCGGGCCATTAAGCGCGCGCAAAAGAAAGGAGTGCCACCATGATCGCACCTATCTTTTCCGTCTGCGCTGCCAGCCCGACGGTAACGGCGTTACTGGGAACCGACCCGGTGCGCCTCTATCCCTTCGGCCGCCAGGATGATGCTGTTGTTTACCCCTACGTTGTCTGGCAGAACGTCAGCGGCTCGCCGGAGAATTACCTCAAGCAAAGGCCCGATGTCGACTCGTTCACCCTGCAGGTAGATGCCTACGCCGACACGGTGGATGAGGTGATCGCCGTGGCCGCCGCGCTGCGGGACGCCATTGAGCCACATGCTTACATAACGCGCCTGGGAGGACAGGAAAAAGACCCTGAAACCAGGCGCTACCGCTACTCCTTCGATGTTGACTGGATAGTCAGGCGATAACCCACAAGCACCGGCCCTGAGCCGGTTTTTTTATATCCGGAGATTCCCATGTCTGTATTGACACAAGGCACTCAGCTCTTCGTGCTGGCTAAAGGCGCGGTGAGCGAAATTGAATGCATCACCAGTTTTACCCCGGGGAGTAACCCTGCCGACCAGATCGAGGATACCTGTCTTTCTGAAAAGTTTGACCGCACCTACAAACGCGGCTTACGCACGCCCGGCCAGGCAACGGCGACACTAAACGCTGACCCCAAAAACGCCAGTCACATCATGCTTTATAACCTGTCAATTTCTGACGATGAAGAAGATCAGGCGCTGACTTTCGCCATTGGTTGGTCTGACGGTGACTCAGTACCAACGGCGGCCGCCTCTGGTGCAACGGGAGCGGTAGACGGTCTGGCACTGCCGGATGACCGTACCTGGTTCGTATTTAAGGGGTACGTAGCCGATTTCCCTTTCGACTTCGCAGCTAACACCGTCGTTTCCACTTCAGCCTCCATCCAGCGTTCCGGCTCTGCCGTCTGGATCCCAAAAGCGCAGGCAGGCAGTTAACTTGCGGGGCTGCTGCCCCGTAACATTTCACTAATATTGGGAACAGCTATGAAACTTACCCTCGACTCACTAAAACAAGCTGGCGCGTTTACCGGGCGCCCGGTTGAAAAAGAAATTACCTGGAAACAGGGCGGCCAGGAGCTTACCGCAACAGTCTATATTCGGCCGATGGGCTATTACACTGCCATGACAGATGTAATGGCGGCGCAGGGGCATATTGACGGGGTTGCTGGCCGAATTGCCGCTTCCATCTTTGACGAAGAAGGAAAGCCAGTATTCACCCCCGCCGATATCACGGGTGAAGCAGATCCCGAGCGGGGCGCGCTGGACGGGCAGCTCACTATCGCGCTACTGCTGGCAATCCAGGAAGTTAACGACCTGGGAAAGACGAGCTTACCGGAGAAGACGAAATCTGGTGTGAACTTGTCCTCAACGGCATCGGTGGGAGGACAATCGCCGAAGCGCAAGAAGCTCTCAGCTTCCGCGAGTTTCAGCTCTGGGTCAAATACCGCAACCAGTACGGAAGCCTGAACCCGATGATGCGAACAGAGTGGGGTGCCGCGCTGGTGGCGTCGGTGCTGGCTAACGTAAATCGTGGCAAAGATGACCCAGCTTTCAGGCTATGTGATTTTGCTCCGCATATTCGTGAACAACCCATTTCCCTTGAGCAGGCTATGAATGCCTGGAATTGATAAACCAGGTTGATGTTTTGCCATTGTTCAATTCCCTGTTATTCTCTCAAAATCTGAATGAGGAGGTGAAATGGCACTCATTAAATGTAAAGAATGTGGCGCGGAAGTATCAAGCAAGGCTGATGTTTGTCCAAAGTGTGGTGCCCCTTTCAAATTAAGGGTGAAAGGTCCTTCAGGATGCATGATGATATTGTTAGTTATAATAGGGGTTTTATTTACTATATTTTTTATAGCAAAAATGAGCTGAATTAATTGTTATGTTGGTTTTTATTTGCATAAACTAGCAATTTACCATGTGATTTTAATATAACCCGCTTCGGCGGGTTTTTATTTTAGGATGTTATATGGCTGGCAAATCACTCGGCACATTGACAATCGACCTCATCGCCAAGGTTGGTGGTTTTGTCTCAGGTATGGACAAAGCCGAACGCGCTTCAACAAAATGGCGAAAACAGGTTGAGTCGGATGTTAAAGCCGCTGGTGCTGCCATTGCTGCTATGGGCGCAGCGGCGACCGGTGCTGCAGTTGCCGCTTCCTCTGCAGGCATTGCTTTGCTCAAATCCACATCTGAGCAAATTACAGAAATAGATCGTTGGGCAAAGTCTCTCCGCCTATCAACTCAGGAATTGATAGCCTGGCGGTTCGCCGCAGAAAAGGCCGGCGTTTCTGGAGATCAGATAGCAGATATTTTCAAAGATATCGGGGACAAAATTGGCGATGCTGTTCTGAATAAATCAGGTGAAGCAGTCGATGCTCTGAATGCATTAGGTCTTTCTGCGGAAAAACTCTCAAAAGTTACTCCTGATAAGCAGCTATTAGCTATTGGTGAAGCACTCGGGAAAATAAATACAAACGCTGAAAAGACTAATATTCTTGAAAGTCTAGGTAACGACTTATCGAAGTTATTACCTCTCTTTGATAATAACAACCAAAAATTAACGCAATTTATTCAGCTCGCTAAAGATTATGGGATTGCACCAGATTCGAAATCCATTGATGACTTACTGAAAGTAAGCCAAATATTTCAGGATATGGAGGCGCAGGCGAATGGCCTGAAGGTTGAGATTGCTTCAGGTCTGGCGAAGGTTGACCTATCGCCACTCCAGAATGGTCTTGATGATCTTAAAAAAACTTTTACCGATCCGGCAGTCTTGCAGGGGTTATCAGATCTGGTTGGTGGTGTTGCTTCTCTTGTGGGCTGGCTTGGCAAGGCAGCATCAGAACTTGGCAGGTTGGTAGAAAATTTCCAAGGTGGGCAGCAGCTTGCGACCAATGCATCCCGTGTTGAAATATCCCGGCGTATAAAGAACCTTGAGGCGGATCTGAACGATAAGGGTGTTCTTGCAGATATAAACCGGATCGGAATGGATACAGACTCTCGTCGCAAAGAGCTCGATGAATTACGTAAACGGCTCGGCGATATGAAGGATTTTCAGACCACCCTACCTGTCAACGCTGCTGGTGTGCTGGGCACAGCCAGTTCTGGCTTTAAACTTGGTTCAGGGGAAGTCAACGGCAAGCCTGTAACCGACAATTCTGGCAAGAAACTTGAAAATACCTTCAAGGCGACGGAGCAGAATTATCTTCGCCAAATAGCGCTGATTGATACTACCGGCAAAAAATCTTTTGAAGTGACCGAGCAGCAGAAACTTCAGTTTGATATTGCTGATGGAAAACTTTCAGGACTAAATGAGACGCAGCGACAGCGGCTCGAGCAGTTAGCTACCGAAGTTGACCGCCTAAATGCTGTCAAAAAGGCTAACGAGGAAAATCTAAAACTGGCTGAGTATGTCGCCAACCTTCAGCGCGAAAATGCTAACGCCTCAGCCTCTCTTAACGCTGATATTATCGGTGCTGGACAGGGTGACAAAATTCGTGATCGGATGCGTGAACAGCTCGATATTGAGCGCGAGTTCAATGAAAAGCGCTCCGATTTACAGCAAAGATATCAGCGCGGAGACATTAAAAGCGAGGCGGATTATGACCGTTATAATGCTGAGCTTGATAAAGCACTGTCGCAACGCCTCGGGGATTACCAAAATTATTATCAGCAAATTGACCAATTGAACGCCGACTGGATGAGCGGTGCGCGGGACGGGCTGGCTAATTGGGTTGATGATGCATCGAATTATTCGCAGCAGGCGGCCAGCGGTGTTCAGAATGCCCTGTCCGGCATCACAAATAACCTTGTCGATATGCTGAACGATAATAAAGCCAGTTGGAAAGACTGGGGTGTAAGCGTTCTGAAGACGATCGAAAAGGTTGCATTAAATATGGCGTTGGTAAACGGCGTCAGTGCTATCGGTTCGTTGTTCAGCTTCGGCGCGTCTACGGCAGTTGGTTCAACGCCTTCTGGTGCATATAACTCTGCGGCTGCGGGCATTCAGCTTAACGCCAAAGGCGGCGTTTATGAATCTGCAGATCTGAGTAAATTCAGCAGCAGCATAGTTAGTAGCCCCACGATGTTTGCCTTTGCCAAAGGTGCTGGGCTGATGGGCGAGGCCGGACCGGAAGCCATTATGCCGCTGACCCGCGACGCCACCGGCAGGCTGGGCGTAAAAGCGCTGGGTAGCGGCACGCAGGGCGGCGCGGGCGTCAGCGTCAGCATCGGGACAATTAATTTTACAGGCGACAAAGGTGGTGCGCAGGGCAACACTAACGCCGCCGGTGCGGTGGCTAACCAGCTCACCGGCGCCATTCTCGATACCATCAACTGGCAGCTGCGCAAGCCCGGCACCCCGTTATGGAACGCCACACAGGGCAAGCGCTGATATGGTTTTTTAAATATCCGGTTTTTTTGAAGCAGATCATTCTCAGAAGAAAATCCTTTGAATTATCTCGCGCAACATAAAATTATAGGTTGCGTTAAAGATGCTTATGATTAAGATGTTTCTGATTGTTAATAAGGGAATATCATTGTGAAAAAGATTATTGCAGTAATCCTTGCGGTGTCATCTCTGGCTGGATGTGCGGTTAATAAAGAAATGGTTCCAATGGGTGGTAGTAAAGCTGACGGTACTGTCAGAATGGGATACACGGTCGGACAATTTGAACAGCCCGTAGTAAATCTCAATCAAGCTGCTGCCCTTGCTGCTCAAAAATGCAAAACGTGGGGCTATGACGGCGCTGAAGCATTTGGTGGGCAAACGAGACAGTGTGCTCAGACAGATGGTTTTGGTTCATGTGTTATGGCTAACGTATCCGTGGAATATCAGTGCACTGGCGGAAAAGCGTCGCAGAACTAACTGGAAGCAAATAAATTCAATCTAACCCGCTACGGCGGGTTTTTTTATGGGTGAAACATGGCAACCGAAACCTTTACCTGGTGCCCGTGCATTAATGCCGGGGGCGAGGTGACTCACCGCGTCCGCCGCGCGCAGTTCGGCGACGGGTACGCCCAGGCGTCGGGAGACGGCATCAACGCCCGCGGTCAGAAATGGGATCTGGAATTCGTCGGGGATGAAAGCTACATCACCGCGATTATGGATTTCCTGGACAGACATGGCGGCAGCCGTTCATTCATCTGGCAGGCACCGCTGAAAGGCGCAGGGCTTTACTGCTGTGACGCCTACCGCCCGTCGGCGCCGGGCGGTGGCATTTTCTCTCTCACCGCAACCTTCACACAGGCATTCGCTCCGTAGGTACTTATGGCAATCAGTAATGACGTTCAGAAGCTTGAACCCGGCGACAGTGTCCGCCTGGTGACCGTCGATGGCTCGGCGTTCGGCGCGGGCGTGCTGCGCTTTCACGCCTGCACCATTCCCCACACGCCGGAAGAAATCGCGGCGAGCGGCGGCGACACCTCGAAGCTTGCCGCTAAATCCATCTGGTTTGATGACGAGGAATACGGTGCCTGGCCGTTTGAAATTACCGGGCTGGCGTCCTCGAGTGACGGCCAGAGTGCGGAGCCGGTGCTGCGCATCGCCAACCTTGATGGCGTGGTGACCGCACTCTGTCTGCGCTTTGATGACATGGTGCAGGCGAAGGTCACGATTCTGGATACGTTCGGGCAGTATCTCGATGCGCGCACCTTTCCTGACGGCAACCCGTCCGCCGATCCGGGGCAGTATTTCCGCCAGGTGTTTTACATCGACAGCAAGGCGGCAGAGGACAACGAGGTGGTGGAGTTTCGCCTCTCCAGCCCGATGGACCTGCAGGGTCTGCTGATCCCGACGCGCCAAATCACCGCGGTATGCACGTGGGCCTGCCGCAACAAATACCGCAGCGGTGACGGCTGTACCTACAACGGCCCGCGCATGTTTGATCTGAAAGGTAACCCGGTGACCGACCCGGCACAGGATAAATGCTCAGGCCTGCTGACCGACTGTAAAAAACGCTTTGGCGCGGATGCCCAGCTCGATTTCGGCGGCTTTCCCGGGGCCAGCCTGATCCGGAGGTAACCATGCGCGATAAAATCATTGCCGATATCCTGGCCCATGCTGAGGCGGAATATCCGCGCGAGTGCTGCGGCGTGGTGGCACAGAAAAGCCGCGTCGAGCGGTATTTCCCGTGCCGGAACATCACCGGCGCGCCGGAGGAGCAGTTTGAGCTGTCGCCGGAGGATTACGCGGCGGCGGAAGACTGGGGTACCGTCACCGCCATTGTGCATTCCCACCCGGGCGACGGCGCCACCACCCAGCCGAGCGAGCTCGACCAGCTGCAGTGCGACGCCCACGGCATCCCCTGGGTAATCGTCTCGTGGCCGGAAGGCGACCTGCGCACCATCGCGCCCCGCGGCGAACGGCCGCTGGAGGGGCGCGCCTTTGAACTTGGTTATGCCGACTGCTGGTCGCTGGTGATGGACTGGCACCGGCAGCAGGGCGTGACGCTTCGCAACTACAGCGTCGATTACCCGTGGTGGGAGCGGGGCGAAAATCTCTATATGGATAACTGGTATGCCGAAGGATTTCGCGAAGTCACAGAGCCGCGGCCCGGCGACATGGTGCTGATGCAGGTGTCCGCGCCGGTGGTGAATCACGCCGGTATTCTGCTGGAAGGTAACCAGCTGCTGCATCACCTCTACGGCCAGCTCTCCTGCACCACACCATACGGCGGCTACCTGCGCGAGCGCACCATCAAAATTGTCAGACACAAGGACCTGCCATGAATGAACTGAAAATGGTGAGGCTGTACGGCACGCTTGGCGCGAAGTTTGGCCGGGTGCACCGGCTGGTGATTGCCAGCCCTGCAGAAGCCTGTCGCGCGCTGTCAGTCATTCTTCCGGGTTTTGAGCAGTACATGCAGACGGCGCACCTGCGCGGCCTGCGCTTTGCCGTGTTCCGGGGGAAAAAGAACATTGGCCAGGACGAGCTGAAACATAACAGCGGCGAAGAGGATATCCGCATCGCGCCGGTGATTGCCGGAAGCAAACGTGGCGGTGTGCTGCAGACCATTCTCGGTGCCGTGCTGGTGGTGGGAGCGCTTGCTCTTGGCCCCGTGGGTATCGGTGCCATCGCAGGCAGCACGGCGATGAGTATTGGCCTTATGGGCGGTTCGATGATGATTGGCGGCGTGGTGCAGATGCTGTCACCCCAGCCCGGCGGGCTCGCATCGCGTCAGGACCCCGATAACGCGCCGAGCTATGCGTTCGGTGGGCCCGTGAATACCACTGCAATGGGTAACCCCGTTGGGCTCCTGTATGGCGAGCGCGAAATCGGCGGCGCGATTGTCTCTGCCGGCATCTACACCAACGACCAGTGAAAACCGGTCTGATAACAGCGCCTGCGGGCGCTTTTTTTATGGGCGCAGTATGGAAAAAATAACCGGTAAAAAGGGTGGCGGTGGTAATTCACGCACACCGCGGGAGTCTCCTGATTCATTACAGTCGATCGCGACGGCCAAAATACTGCTGGCCCTGGGCGAGGGGGAGTTCGCCGGCGGCCTGACGGATAAAGATATTTTCCTCGACGGTACCCCGATCCGCAGCGCTGACGGCACGCTTAATTTTCCCGATGTGAAATGGGAATTTCGTCCGGGTACCCAGACGCAGGATTACATTCCCGGCATACCGTCGGTGGAAAATGAAATCACCATTAACACTCAGCTTAAAGCCACACAGCCGTGGACGCGTGCCATCAGCAACACGCAGCTCTCTGCGGTCCGGGTACGTCTCGGTGTGCCCTCACTGCAGCGCATGAAGGACAACGGGGATGTGGTGGGCTACCGCGTCGAATACAAAATGGAGTTGTCCACTGACGGTGGCGGATATACCACGGTGCTGAACGGTGCATTCGACGGTAAAACCACCTCCCTGTATGAGCGCAGCCATCGCATTGACCTTCCGCCTGCCCGGACCGGCTGGCAGCTTCGTGTGAGCCGGACGACGGCGGACAGCACCTCCAGTCGTATCTTGGATACGACGAACATCGAAGCGTATTCCGAAATCATCGATGCAAAGCTGCGCTACCCGAACACCGCGCTGCTCTTTGTGTCGTTCAACGCGAAGCAGTTCAGCAATATTCCGCAAATCAGCGTACGCGCCCGCGGGCGGCAAGTCCGCGTGCCCACGACATACGATCCGGTGGCGCGCACCTATTCCGGCACCTGGGACGGCTCGTTTAAATGGGCCTGGAGCAATAATCCCGCATGGGTGTTTTACGACCTGGTGCTGAGTGACCGTTTCGGGATCGGAGACCGGCTGGACGCGACGCAGGTGGACAAGTGGGAACTCTACCGTATCGCGCAGTACTGCGATCAGCCCGTGCCGGACGGTACCGGCGGCAGCGGTACTGAGCCACGTTTTCTCTGCGATGTGTATATCCAGAGCCAGAACGAGGCGTTTACGGTGCTGCGCGACCTGGCGAGCATCTTCCGCGGTATGACCTACTGGGCCGGTAATCAGCTGGCTGCGCTGGCGGACATGCCGCGCGATATGACGTATGTCTACACCCGCGCCAACGTAATTGACGGCAAATTCTCCTACGCCAGCGGCAGCGAGAAGAACCGTTATTCAACGGCGATGGTGAGCTGGTCAAACCCGGAGAACCATTACACCGATGAAGTGGAAGCGGTGATGGAGCCTGATCTGGTGCGGCGCTACGGCGTGCGCCAGACGCAAATCGCCGCCATCGGCTGCACGCGACGCACCGAGGCCAGCCGCCGCGGCCGCTGGGCACTGCTGACAAATGCTAAAGACCGGATGGTGAGTTTCGCCACCGGGCTGGAAGGCATGATCCCGTTGCCGGGCCATATCATCGGCGTGGCGGATCAGTATCTGTCCGGGCGGGTGACGGGCGGGCGTATCAGTCAGGTGAACGGTCGCGCGCTGACGCTCGACCGGGTGCCGGATGCAAAAGCAGGCGACAGGCTTATCGTCAACCTGCCGTCCGGTAAATCACAGGCCCGTACCCTTCAGGCGGTCAGTGGCCGCAACGTCACGGTATCTGCGGTATTCAGCGAAACGCCGGAGCGCGAGGCGGTCTGGTCGGTGGATGCGCAGGATGTCGCGATCCAGCAGTACCGCGTCACGTCCGTTGAAGACAATAACGACGGCACCTGGACCATCAGCGCCGTGCAGCACAACCCGGATAAATATGCCGCCATCGATTCCGGCGCGCGGCTCGATGAGCGTCCGGTATCAGCCATTCCGCCGGGCGTGCAGGCACCGCCAGCCTCCGTGACCCTCAGCAGTTACAGCCGCGTGGTGCAGAACCTCAGCGTGGAAACCCTGCGTGTCGCCTGGCCCGCGGCACCCGGCGCCGTGGCGTATGAATGCCAGTGGCGCAAGGATAACGGCGACTGGGTGAATGTGCCGCGCACAAGCTTGCTCGGCTTTGAGGTGCAGGGTATCTATGCCGGGCGGTACATGGCGCGCGTCAGCGCCGTAAGCGCCAGCGATGTCGCCTCGGTCTGGCAGACCAGCGTGGAAGTGACACTGACCGGCAAGGTGGGGCAGCCGCCGGTGCCGCTGAACTTCCGCACCACGCCGATTAACTGGGGCATCCAGCTTGACTGGAACTTCCCTGACGGTGCTGACGATACGCTGATGACCGAAATTCAGTATGCCGCCGCGAGCGACGGTAGCGACGCGCTGCTGCTTTCGGATGTGCCGTATCCGGCGCACAGTTACACGCAGCTTGGCCTGCGTGCGGGGCAGATTTTCTGGTACCGCGCACGGCTGGTGGACCGTATCGGGAACCAGTCAGCCTGGACTGGCTGGGTGCGGGGCATGGCGAACGACAACGCGGAGGATTACCTGGGTGATATTACCGGGGATTTTCTCACCAGTGCCGACGGCCAGGCGCTGCAGCAACAAATCGACACTAACATCGAGGCGGTGATGCAGAACGCGCTGGCGAACAACGCCACGGCTGATCATCAGTGGAAGCTGTATGGTGAAGTGCGCGCCGATATTCTGGTGGTGAAAACCACTATCGCCGACGTTGATAAGGCTCTGGCGGAAATGAGCACTCAGGTCCAGGCGCAGATTGGCAGTGTCACGGCCGCGCTGGAAGACAAGCTGACCGCCGTGGTGGATGCCAGTGGGGCGACAGCCATTCATACGCTGAAAGCAGGCGTGCGGATTAACGGCGACTATTACAGCGCAGGTATGAGCATCGCGGTACTGGCGCAGGCCGGTCAGCCAGTTGTAACGCGTGTTGCGTTTAATGCCGATCAGTTTGTGCTGACCACCGGCAGTGGCGCCAGCCAGTTCTCGCCATTTGCTGTGGTGGGCGGGCAGGTGTTTATGCGTTCCACCTTTATCCAGGATGGGAGCATAGATAATGCTAAAATCGGTAATTACATTCAGTCAAATAATTATGTGGCAGGAGCATCAGGTTGGCTCATCAATAAGGCAGGTAATGCTGAGTTCAATGCCGTTACAGTGCGCGGAACCATTATTGCAACCGAAGGGCGTTTCTCTATGTCAGGTCCCGGAAACAACGTGGTTATTGACGGAGCTGGCGTTACCGTAAATCTGGCGAATGGTGGCCGCATTGTTCTGGGGAGCTGGTAATTATGCCCAGTGGATTACTGATTGACTTAAACGACGGCGGTCCGGTGATGGAAATCACAGCGGGACTTCGTTGTCCCTCCTGGTGCGGGATAGTTGGCGGATCTGGGAATATATATAACGCGCCGGGTTATGTGGCTGGCGCGACCCTGGTTTATGCCCCGTACGAAACTGCCAGAATTTATGACGGCGGAACCAGTCTTGTTCCGACCGTAGGTTGCCTTAGCGGAGCCACTCAGAATGGCGGCAGCATGATTATATCATCATGGTACAGCGTCAAAGGCTACAACGACATCCTCTGGCCCGGAACGATGTGGCAGATAATGCCAGCCTCTCAGTCCGGGCGTACCGGGTTATTTATCTCTGACAGTACTGATTTTACAACTATTACGAATGGCAGCATTGTGGGTCAATGCGCATGGCGCGGGCGAGTCACCTTTACCGGCTCGTGGACACCGCCGAATACCGGCTTTACTCGTGGAACATATCTGGTGTTTGGTAAATGGAGCGCCGATGGTGTGACGGTTGAATATGATGGCACCAGAGTCATCGCCACACTGGAGCGTAACGGCGCAAATGTGAACGCTACAGTCACCATGGACATCGTGATATTTGCGGCGGGTGCGGCACCCGTTGCGGGACCCGGCCTTAACTTTTTTAATGCAGCGGGTCAGTGCACATTCTCTACAACGCGCCGCCCTTTTTTATACAGCAATGCGTATTTCCGTGCATCGAAAACGTCAACGGACATTGGCAACCGTTTCATTATGCTGGGTCGCTATGGCGCGAAGTCTGATATTCAGGGCGGCTGGTGTTACGCGAAATATTGCGGGATCGTCAGAAGCGGAAACGCGGTGCGGATCGGCCGTGGCTACGTCGCTACTTTCTGGACAAGTGAATATCCGGTGATGTTCGATATTGTCAGCTCTACAAATATCTTACTGCTTGAAAGCATGTATTAAGCAGCATCGCTATGGCGGTTTTTTCAGGAGAATACCATGTCGGCAGGCACTCTTACGCTTACAAATAAATCTGCTGCCGTTTCAGGCACAGGAACGTCATTCACAACGGAACTGAAGGCGGGAGACTTCATTGTTGTTAAAATTGGTGGGACTCCTTACACCCTGCCTGTTAAAACAATTACAAGCAATACTCAGCTGACGCTTGTCAGTAATTACACGGGGCCAACTCAAAGTGGAGTCGCCTGGTTTGCCGTTCCTCAGGAAGCACAGAGCTTAATTACCGCGTCACTTGCCTCACAGACCGCCGAAGCCTTACGTGGACTTAACCTGGACAAAACAAACTGGCAGCAAATGTTTTCAGGCGCAGGTAATATTACTGTCACTCTATCAGACGGTAGCTCATGGACTGGCCCATCATTGAATAGCATTAAAGATATGGTTGACGCTCTTTCACCTGTGGGGTCGATGTTAGTGTGGCCTTCTTTAAATCTTCCTGACAACTCAACTCTTGGAATTAAATACCTCAGGTTGAATGGGGCATCATTCGATAAAACGCTATACCCAAAATTAGCTTCTATTTATACGACAGGCGTTCTTCCCGATATGCGTGCTAACGTAGTCAGGGGATTTGATGATGGCAGGGGAGTAGATCAGGGGAGGGCAATGCTTTCGGAACAACTGGACGCAGCTCCTAATATTGTAGGGTCTTTTGCGCCATCGGTTGATTCCAGAGGATTTGGCACAGGCGCGATAACGTGCGCAGGAGGCGTTGCAGCTGCGTACACAATAACGAGTGACACAACTTTCCTTCGTAGCGTGACTGCAACCATTGATGCATCAAAATCAAGTCCTTCTTATGGTCGTGGAAACTCAGCAGAAGTCAGAATGAGAAACATAGTCTGGAATATGATAGTGAGGGCTTCGTAATGGTATTCAATTCAGATGGTTTTGCTGAACAAGATTTCATCCAAAAAGTTTATATTGCAGACATCAGCGGGGAGTACATAGGCACTTCCGAAGTCATGATTAGTAGAGGAACGGGACTTCCTGCTGGCGCATACCTTGACGCGCCGCCGCCTCTGCAAGAGGGCAAGGCGATAATCAGAAATGCGAATGGATCTGCATGGATGATTACCTCAGATTATCGGGGCAAGACGGCCTATTCTACTGACAAAAGCAAGACCATGATTATTAATGAGCCTGGAGACATTCCTGATGGGTTTACTTTGTCTGGTCCTCCCCGGGCATGGGAGTTTTGGGATGGAGAAAAGTGGCTACCCGACGATAAAGCACTTAAAGATATTCAGCAGAAAGAGGCAGTAGAAAGGAAAACGATGCTGATGAATGAAGCAAGCAACGAGATATCACTCCTTCAGGATGCTGTTGATCTTGACATGGCAACAGAAGATGAGACAACAAGACTTTTAGCCTTGAAAAAATTCAGAGTGTTATTAAGTCGTATAGACACGACTTCCGCTCCTGATATCTCATGGCCCATAGCGCCTTGAAAGCAATCTATGTGGCATGCATGGGGCAAAAAATTAGCGCAAAACAACTCAAAACCTCGGAAGGTGTCGATTCGTCTTGCGCTTAGCTACAGGTGGGACAGAAGTGAGACACGCAAGGCTTTGCACCGGGTTGCACAGCTTTGCATGTTTTAGCGTCATGTGACCTGTGAGCGCAGATATGTCGTGGTAAAGTCCTGTATCCAAAGGTATTTATTATAATTCGCATTGTTTAGAACCGGGCCGAATTTGAAATACAAAAAAATTCCAGCCGTTACGATTAATAGGCCGCTTCGTCTTGATTTCGTTACCTTCTGAAACTACTGTATAAATACACAGTAATTTTACCGGGAGGTACATAATGAAAATACACCCCCTCGTCTGGCCGGTTACGCCAGTCAACATCCCATTCTATGCAGACCTGATTTCAGCAGGCTTTCCGAGTCCTGCTGCCGATTATATCGACAGTGGCATTGACCTCGTTTCCCACCTTATTGCACATCCATCATCCACCTATGTCCTGCGGGTTGCCGGCGACTCGATGCGCGACGCTGGCATTCTTGACGGCTCGCTTTTGCTGGTGGACTTCAGTCTGCACGCGAAGCATAACGACATCGTCGTCGCCAATATCGGCGGGGAGTTTACCGTGAAAAGGCTGGTGACGTATCCGGTGGCGCAGCTGCGCGCAGAGAACCCGGCTTACCCGCCTATTGCTGTTTATGACGCCGACGACCTCGAAATCGTCGGCGTTGTCATTTGCGTTATAAATACCCTGCACCGCAATGTTCGCGCTGGTTGATATGAACTCGTTTTACACGAGCTGCGAGACGGCATTCCGTCCGGATCTGGCCGGTAAGCCCATTGTGGCGCTCTCGAATAATGATGGCTGTGTGATAGCACGCAGCCGCGAAGCCAAAGCGCTTGGCATAAAAATGGGCATGCCCTGGTTCCAGCTGCGCGAGATGCAGTTTCCGCAGCGGATCATTGCCTTTTCCAGCAACTATGAACTTTACGGTGATATGAGCCAGCGGGTGATGACGACGCTTGAGGAAATGTGTCCGCGCGTTGAGATATACAGCATCGATGAGGCTTTCTGCGACCTGACGGGAGTGCGGAACTGCAGGGACCTGGCTGATTTTGGCCGGGAGATACGCGACACCGTCCGGCGCAACACCCGGATCCATTGTGGTGTCGGTATCGCCCAGACAAAGACGCTGGCTAAACTCGCTAACCGCGCGGCCAAAGAGTGGCCGCAGACAGGCGGGGTGGTGGACCTTTCAAACCAGGCGCGCCAGCGGCGGCTGATGGCGCTGATGCCGGTGGAGGAAGTCTGGGGCGTCGGTCGGCGTATTGCCAGAAAGCTGGAGGCAATGAGTATTAAAAATGCACTGCAGCTATGCGATACCGACATCCGCTTTATCCGCAAACATTTTAACGTCGTGCTGGAGCGCACCGTGCGCGAGTTGCGCGGCGAACCCTGTCTGGAAATCGAGGAGTTTGCCCCGGCGAAACAGGAAATCGTCTGCAGCCGGTCATTCGGGGAGCGAATCAACGACTATGAAGCGATGCGCCAGGCTATCTGCAGCTATGCGGCGCGCGCGTCGGAAAAGCTCCGCGGCGAGCACCAGTTCTGCCGGTACATTTCGGTGTTCGTGAAAACGTCGCCGTTCTCTGCTGAGCCGTACTACGGCAACCACGCCGGGACAAAGTTGCTGACTCCCACACAGGACACGCGCGACATTATCGCCGCGGCGACGCGCTGCCTCGATGCGGTCTGGCGCGACGGCCACCGGTACCAAAAAGCAGGGGTGATGCTGGGTGACTTTTTCAGCCAGGGCGTGGCGCAGCTGAATCTGTTTGACGAGAATGCGCCGCGCGCGAACAGCGAGGCGCTGATGTCACTGATGGACAAACTGAACCAGCAGGGCCGGGGAACCCTGTATTTTGCAGGGCAGGGCATCCAGCAGGTGTGGCAGATGAAGCGGGAGATGCTTTCGCCGTGTTACACGACTCGGCTGGCTGATGTACCAACCGTACGGGCATGGTAAAAGTAATGGTGTTCACACATTTATAGTGCAAGTTAATGTCCGCTTTGAGCGAGGAGCGGACGTTGGCAGCTATTGTTGATCTCGCGATGTTTTTTTAAAAATAGCATGCCGAAGGTATGCCGAATAAAATCAGCTGTTTTCATTCGGCCAAATTCAGTGTGCAACTTCAGTTCAATGAAGAGGAACTTCCGTATACTCTTTAAGAAGTTAATGCATCATGGCGCAATCGTCCAGAAGGAAAAACGGAGAAACGTTGTTTTCTTTATTCCTGGGCAAATGACACTGAAAACGATTACCGTCGTTACATTCGAATATTTGATGAATGTGAAAAAAAATCTAATGTAATTAGTAAGTTAAAGAAAAAACATGACATTAACTAATTAACGCCCATAAAATAAGCGCCTCTACGGGCGCTTTTCTTTGTGAGGGAGGTACTTAATTTATCACCCCCGGAGGATCCTGTTCAGGAAATACCTTTTAACTTCGGGTTTAAGGAGAGAACTGAACTCCCACGCAAGTGCATAGCCTCCATCACCGCCTGCTTCATTTTCGAAACCACAGGTCTGGAAATAGCTGACGTGATTATCCAATAGGTAGTCATGCACCCCGACAAAAAAATCCTCGAAATTTACATCGTAATAACACTCTGACAGGCGTTGTGACTCCATGTGACGCGCCCGCTTTGTCTGACCGTTTTCGGCGCAGAACACACCATCGAGATAGCTTATAGCGCTTTTTTCAATGCTTTTGAGCTGAGCTTCCGTTGTGCTTTGCTGGCACTGAAAGGCGCAGAACAGGTAGAAATTAGGGTTGTTGGTGCCGTATGAGCGGGATGTTAAATCGCCCATCGTAATTCCTACTTTCGCAAAGCCGAGGTCTCGGCTGTCAGCACCCACGTAAAACCATTTGTTGGGAGACTCAAAGTTCAACTTATCACGTTCCATGACTGCTGCCATTTTATAGTCGTCATCAGGAATTTGCAGGTCGTACATCTGTTGTGGCTTTTTCATGGTTCCCTCTATGCATCGTTGTTTGAAGTCTAATCAAAGTAAAAAACTGCCTGATATAACAAAATTTAAATCAGCGCAGGAAGGTGCCAACGATCACCAGATCGTCACCGGGTTTGCGCGCCAGCCAGATGTAACCCTGGCGGTTGAAGCGCTCCCAGATTTGCTCAAAGGTCTGGCCAAGTGGCTGGGCGCACTGGTTATGTCAAACCGACGGGCCATGAACTGGCCCGGGAAGTCTGTGGGATTATCGTAGACCGTCCAGAGTTCAAGATTTGTCGATGTGTCAGTTACCATTCTGCTTCAAACTCGCCTTCGCGCAGTTCGCACTTGCCCTCAATAATTTCCCACGCATGAGTCATGCCCATATTCATCAACTCAATGGTACGCTCGCGGTCATCGGAATAAGCGCCAACAAATAAGACGTATTCCAGTTTAGGTTCTCCAAAATCAGGCGAGCAGCCGAAATCATGGAAAGCAGCTTGCCATTGAGAACCTTCTTCATCTGGCATATGGAAAAGTTGCATAGGGCGTTCACCTGGTTCGAACTCAATAAAGCTCGCTGAACCAGCCGGGGAAGTGAGCACCCGAACATGGCCATCAAAAAAATAATTGCGGGCGCTTCTCAATCCTTCCACATAAAACAACCGGCCATCTGATAGTTGTTTCAAGACCAGATACACCTCACGTCGCTGAATACTCATTATTATTCTTGTGGTTATGGGCATTGAAGGATATTAATTATGCCCATGCGAAAACCTGGGAGAAAGCAAAAAAGGTAGAGCCTGCAGAAGAAATTTTCATTTATTTGACCGATGCCCCGATCTCGATCACTTTGGCCACAACCTTATCCAGTTTCTCGTTACTCAGCGTCAACGTCGCCAAGCATTGGCGCTAGGGCGATCACATCCACGTCATTATTGCGGGTAGGCAAGAGTGTTTACGTGAGCCGTCCGGCAGGTCGTGTCGTGGAGTGACACTACAAAATGCATTGGTACGGAAACATCTGACAGAACAATCGAAAACTTGACCTGCTCCCTTATTGTTTGATTCCGGGTAAATTAAGCAACTTCCGCTCCCGGCAAAGAGCGGGCGAACTCATCGAGCATAAAGTCCGCTGTGAGCGAGCAGCGGAAGTTGGAACTTCTATGCCAACAGAAAATGGCTACCGAAGCCATATCGATTCATATTTTCGTTCAGTCCAAAATGGCACATTGGAACTAGAGGTGTGTGACATTCAACGCTCAAGTGTCCCCGAGAGCATCACGGAACCAGTGGATTGGTCTTAAGTAAAGATTACCGGCAGAGTTTTTTTAAGACCCCAAGGTATTGCTTCGCTCCATGGTGGGCCGATTCCCCTTACAGGCAAACCTGCAAGCTTCGTTGAATTGCCAGAAATGGAGTTTAGAGCCTGACTTTGTGCCTCTGGTGGCGAGGTGGTTATTTGGCGCGCTTATGCAGAGCTGAATTCCTAAATCATCATTTAATAATGACGGAAAACTGCCGATAATATTCAAATATCACGCAGAGGCAGGTACGCTTAAACATAACGCTATCCCAATTTAAGGAAGATAAATGACATCGTTTTTAGTGGAGCAAAAATTTCACTCGGTAGGGAATGGCACTTTTAAAACAGGTGTAGTAATGAGCCTAGATACAAGAGAGGCTTTCCAATGGGTTTATGATTGTGGCTCCACAAGCATGACTACGCTAAATCGAGTATTAGGGGCAATAACCCGGCGCGGATGGCCAGAATCCATTGATATGTTAGTGCTATCGCATTTCGATAATGATCACGTTAATGGCGTTGAAGAGATTCTGAGGCACTGTCGCGTTAAAACTCTTGTTCTCCCATTTTCAGAATGGGCGCAGACCGTGCGCGAGATTTCGGTTATGGGCAAAAAGGGTACTTCACCGTCAACAGCGCTCATGCAGCTCAATCCAGTTAAATGGCTGACATCAAGAAATTTTGATGCTCATGTCGAAGAGATTGTATTGGTTCAGGCGGGAACCGAAACTTCACCTGTTCCCTATGGTGACGATGCGCCTGAACCGGAACCGAGAGATTTTCAGCGAGATGATGATGTCAGACGTTTCAGTCAGAACTACTTTTCTTTAGGTTCGGCTATGACCGGTGCCTCAAGAATTCGAATTCTCCGCCATGATCGATCTATTCAAGCCTTAAACAGGGAGTTTGAGTTCGTCTTTTATAATGCAGAAAAAGACTTTAACGCCCTAGGGTTGATAGAACAGCGAAGCGGACAATGGTATGCAAAACACTCAGGCAATCTCTTATCTGATGTCAAAACGGATATCCAAAACACTATCATGAGTATTAACCTACACCAGCCGTTATCGACAATGCCTGCAGGCTGGAGGAAAACTCTGAAGAATTGCTATGAAAGCCATTTTGGTCATACTGGTAAGGCTAAAAATAATATTTCGCTATGTATGTATGCTGCACCTATCAGAGCAACCCCTTGTCAATTTCATGTGAGGGATTATCATCGCATTACCTTGCACGCGAATAATCCGACTGTCCGGCTGGCCACACTCTGTACTGGCGATATTCATCTTACTTCATCAGTGATTTCAGATATCCAAAACCATTTGGGAACGCAACGCTGGGACAGAATTGGTTTGGTGCAGGTTCCTCACCATGGCTCTCAACATTCGTGGGAACCAGGTAATGCGGGCTTACTAGCTCCTGCGCAATTTGTACATTGCGCATCGGGCACAAAGCACCACCCACATCCACTCGTGCAGGCAGATCTCCGCAGTTCTTCTGTGCATACCGCAGACCGTAAGCAAAGTGTATATGTTAGCTACAGGTTTTAATTAAAGGGAGTAGCGCCCCCTCTTTCAGATCTTGAAGGAGCAGTCCTTATCCAAGTGTTCATTGTGACCTGTATCCCGTTTATCCAGCTAAACGTTATTAGCTACTTCCGCTTTTGGCACCTAGCGGAAGTAAACTGCAATACTAAAGTCAATGTTTGAGACGAGCAAGTTCAAAGTATCTGCACAACAAGGTACAGGACTTGCGGGCCGAACGCGGCACTGCCCGGCATCTGGAAATGTTCGAAATATGCCAGATCCGGGAAACTTTCTGAAAACTGGGGAGCAGGTCAATCGGCATGTATCAGCAGAATCTGAAAGCTCGACGCAGCTGAATAACTACATATTAAAGACACCAAAAAGCCCGCGTTAGCGGGCTTTTGCATAACTATCGAGCCGCGGCTCCTTTGCGTATCCTTTTTTGTCCCTTCTGCGTCTGGTCGCTGTCCGGGTAAAGTGGCTAACTTGCTGTTTTTAAAACATCTGTCCTGCCACTGTCCATGTATATTTGGTGGAGCTGGCGGGAGTTGAACCCGCGTCCGAAATTCCTACATCCTCGGTACTACATGCTTAGTCCAGTCTTTACATTCGCCTGGCAGCTGCGGACGGACACGCCACTACCAGACTAGCCTGATTAGTTTTAACGCTTCAACCCCAGGCAGGGTATCCACGCGATCTCTTTTGGGTTTGACCTCTCTTGATCCCCGTCCTAAGAGCGGAGGCTAGGGAGAGAGGGCTCTAAGCAGGTTATTAAGCTGCTAAAGCGTAGTTTTCGTCGTTTGCGACTATTTTTTTGCGGCTTTTTACGAGGCCAACCGCCCCTCGGCATGCACCTTGGGTTTCGCGAATCCCGTCGAATCCAGAATCAGCCCCAAAAGTGTAACGCTAAGTATAACAGAGTTTACCCGTGCGTGACCAGTCCATATCGTTTCGCCTTCTGACTGCTGCATTTTTGGTCTTATCGCTGAGTTCTTCGGTAGTTGCAAAAAGCGAGAAGCCGCTACACAAAGAGTCGTTATGTATAAGCGCATCATGTTAAATCCCCCCTGGATTTCCAGGCAAATAAAGAAAATAGAAAACACGATATATTTTTACGTTTATTTAAGAACAGAATGATTAATTCATTTTGGATGATTTTATTTTGCACTAATAACGGGTGTGGACTTTTTTTAAAATTCCAATACTTAGCAATTAATTAAGCGAGGTAGACCACATTTTTTATTTTGCAAGCCCTCTTTTTTTTATCATTTCTTTGCCAAACCGCACCGCGTTGCTTATACATTTTGATAAGGTTTTGTACACATAAACCGCTTCGTTTTGCGTTAAGTCGCTGTTTTTAGTCTTTTTTAAAGGTATTTCATAACGTTTCTGTAAATTAACCCTCCCCGCTGCCGCCCTGTCTGGTAAGGGGTAACCCATAAGTGTCCATTAATGAACACTTGTGCAGGGCTGTGTGCTTCCCCAGTCAGAGGAAATGAAGAATGGCCGTTCAAAATAGTCTTTCGCCTACCGTAGATATACTTAATCAGGATACGGGAAAAGTGATAACCCATTATTCAGAGAACGCAGATCGGGTGGTCAATTTATCCCAGACCAGCATTGTGCGAATAAATGCTTCTCCTGAAACGGTTAATTTTTATGAGCGGCAAGGAAATGACCTGATTGTCCATATGAAAGACGGGACAACGGTACGCTACCAGAACTTTTTCCATCTCGACGCGGAAGGCCAGCACAGCGAACTGATTTTTGAGGATGACAAAGGCGTACACCACGCGTTGTTCCCGTTCGCCTCTGAAGCGGGTCCGGCGGTTGCAGAAGCGATTACACCCACAATGGCTGATACCACGCTTGGCGCGCTCACCGGCGCTGAGGGGCTGACCACGCTGCAGGCGCTGGGCGGCATTGCGGCGATTGGCGGTATCGCCGGTGTGGCGATCGCCGCCAGCAACAGCGGCGGTGGCGGCGGCAACGATGATAACAACAACGGCGGTGGCGACAATGGGGGCGGTGATAACGGCGGCGGCGACAACGGCGGTGGTGATAATGGCGGCGGTGACAACGGCGGCGGAGAAACCCCGGACCCGGCAGAAATCGCGCTCGATCCGCTTACCGATGACAACATCTTAAACGGCAGCGAAGTTCTGCAAAATCAGGTGATTAGCGGCACGGTAGATGCCGCTAACGCGGGCCGCACGATTACCGTCACGCTTAACGGTAACACTTACACCGGCGTTGTCGGGGCGGATGGCAGCTGGAGCGTGACGCTGCCCGCCAGCGCGCTGCAGGCGTTGCCGCAGGGGCTCAACACCATCACCGTGACGCTCGTGGACGTCAACGGCAACACGGTAACCCAGACGGCTGATATCAACGTCGATACTGTCGCGCCCACCCTGCAACTCACCCCGTTTACCGACGGCGTGCTCGGCGGTGAACAGGCTTCCACCACTCAGATCCTGCGCGGCTCGACTGGCGTCGCGGAAGAGGGGCAGACGGTCACCATCACGCTGAACGGCAAAACGTACACCGCCACGGTTGGCGCAGACGGCAGCTGGCAGGCCGCCATTCCGTCTGCGGATCTCCTGGCGTTGCAGAACGGGCAGCAGTATGTGCTCAGTGTGAGCATCACCGATCTGGCGGGCAACACCACCACCAACGAAACGCGCTTTACCGTCAACTTTGACCGGCCTGTACTGGCGGTGGATGATTTTACGGGCGATAACGTGCTAAACGGGGCAGAGCTTGCCACCGATCAAATCCTCAGCGGCACCACGCAAAACATCGCGGCGGGCACTGTGGTGACGGTGACGCTGAATGGCCAGAACTATTACGCGACTGTCGGCGGCGATGGCACCTGGCAGGTAACTATCCCGAGCGGCGATCTCCAGGCGCTGGCCAACGGCAGCGCGACGCTCACCGTGAGCGTGCCCAACGGCACCGGCGCGCCGCTCACCGTTACCGACACGCTGACGGTGGATCGCACCGTTCCGTCCGTCTCCATCGCCATTCTCTCAACCGATGACTATCTCAACGCGGCGGAAGCGACCCAGCCGCTGGAAATCCGCGGTTTTACAACTGTGACCGGCCCTGGCGCGCAGGTGACCGTCACGTTTAACGATAAAACCTATACCGCCGTGCTGGACAGCGCCGGTAACTGGAGCGTGCTGATCCCGCCAGCCGATCTGGCCACGCTGCCGGATGGCCCGCGCACTGTGACGGCGACCGTCACCTCCGGGAGTACCACCGCCACAACAGACCGGGTCATCAACGTTGAAATCAACGATCTGCCCGCGCCCACTATCGTCACGCCGTTTGGCGATGGCGCGCTGAGCGCGGCGGATTTGCAGCAGAACCAGACGCTCAGCGGCAATACGGGCGTGAGCGGCAGCGGCCAGACGGTCACCGTTCAGATTGGCAACCAGACCTACACCACCACCGCAGGCACCGACGGCGGCTGGAGCGTGACTATCCCGGCCTCACAGCTTCAGGCGCTGCCGCCGGGGCAGACGCCTATCGTGGTGACCGCAACGGACGGCGCGGGCAACAGCGCCAGCGCCACATCAAGTGTGAACATCGACACCACGCCGCCGGCGCTCTCGCTCTATGCGGTGACCGATGACGGCAAGCTGAACGCGCAGGAGCTGACGACCAGTCAGGTGCTTTCCGGCAACAGCTCGGAAGCCGGGCAGACGGTCACCGTCACGCTCAATGGCAAAACCTACACCACCACCACCGGCAGCGACGGCAACTGGCAGGTAACGCTGCCTGCCGCCGATCTCGGTAATCTGTCGCCTGGCGCTAACCCGATTGTGGTCACGACGACCGACGCGGCGGGCAACACCGCCCAGATTACCGATTCGCTGAACGTGAAAACCGCGCTGCCCTCCGTTACCGTCACGCCATTTACCGGCGATAACGCGCTGGATGCGGCGGAGATCAAAACCGCGCAGCCGTTGCAGGGCAGCGTCACCAACGCCGAACCGGGCAGCGTGGTTACCGTTGCGATTGGCGCATGGAACACCACGGCGACGGTAGACGCGGCGGGCAACTGGCGCGTGGATGTGCCGGCGGTCGTGCTGCAAGGGCTGGCGAATGGCGATAACAACATTCAGGTGAGTGTCACCGATACCTGGAATCAGACGACGACGATACAGGCACCGATCACGGTCGATACCGCAGCGTCCGGCGTTGCTATCAGCATCATCGCCGACGACGATTTTATTAACCGCACAGAAGCGGATTCACCGCTGACGATTCGCGGCACCAGCGCCGGGCTTCCTGCCAATACCGAAATCACCGTCACGCTCAACGGTATCACCTACACCGCGACGGTCGACGCTAACGGCAACTGGCAGACCACCGTACCGGCGGCCGATTTGCAGGGGCTGGCGGATGGCAATTATGAAGTGACCGCCACCGCGCAGCAGGGCGGCGTCAGCGACAGCCATACGCTGACGGTGATTATCAACAACCTGCCGGATACCACGATCGATCCGCTGTTTACCGATGGCACCTTAAGCCAGGCCGAAGCGGGCGTGGATCAGGTACTGACCGGCTCTACCGGCGTTGCGGGCGCGGGCCAGTCGGTGACGGTCACGCTTAACGGTCAGGCGTATCAGGGGACGGTGGATGCGAACGGTAACTGGTCGGTCACGCTGCCGTCCGGCGCGCTGGATTCCCTTACCGGCAATGATTCGCCGGTACCGCTGCAAATCGTCGTTCGCGACGCCGCTGGCAACAGCCAGACCACGACGACCGATTTTATCGTCGACGTTGATGCGCCGACGCTAACGATCAACCCATTCGCGCAGGATGACGCGCTGAATATCACTGAAGCGGGCCAGGCGCAGGAGTTCTCCGGCGTCGCCACGGGCGCAGCGCAGGGCGATGCTATCGTCGTCACGCTGAACGGCAAAACGTATAACACCACGGTGACCGGCGCGAACGGCGAATGGTCGGTGAATATTCCGGCGGCGGATCTGCAGGCGCTGCCGAACGGCCAGGCGCAGTTTAGCGTCACGGTGACCGATGCCGCAGGCAACACTTCAACCGCCACGAAGCCGATTACCGTCGCGGTGGATCCGGCGCGCGCGCCGCTGCTGACCATCGATCCGGTGGGCGGTGACGGCGTGATTGACGCGGGCGAACGCGCAAGCGGCGTGACGCTGAGCGGCACCGCCACTAACGTCACGGCGGGG